AGTTGTTTTATTTCTAATAAGAAATGGGGGATTTGCAGGAATCCATTCATCATTTTCTAAATTTACATCTTTTTCACGAAACAAGATTTCATAATTAGGTTGATGACTAATTAATGATATATTATTTTTTTTACAAGTTTTATGAGCATAAACAGGCAACCAACATTCATATTTTATTTTTCCATAAGGATGTGATGAGTTCATAGTTATATAATATAAATATGAACTTATTCTTTAACTCAATTTTTAAATTATTTTGTTTGGAATGGAAAAAAATTAAAAATATACTAAGATTAAATATATATTTTATTGAAAAACTTAATTTGAATACGCAAGTCCACCCATACCCGACATAATACGGAGGACATTGTAGTTAACAGCGTAGACACGGACTTTAGCGGTGTTGACGCCCGAAACTGTGGCATTCGATAAAACTAATTGTAAAGTGGCGTTGTCAATACGCGAGAAGTTGCACGTGCCACTGGGTTGATGTTCTTCAGGACGGAGAGCAAAAGAGTAGACATTAATACCTGTGTCAGGGGCACGGGTATGGTGTTGGAAAGGTTGAACTAAGTCGAAGTATGTACCTTCACGTTCCGAGAAGCGGTCTTGGCCATTTAATTGTAATTTGGCAACAACGACTGGATTTTCACCCCAGCAATGCATGTCTAAGGCAGTTTCAGCTAATACGAATGTACCGGCATCAGATACACCCGATTCTTTTTGACTTGAATCTCCTGTGGGACCTGTTGCTGTTGGGTCATGTTCAGAAGCAAATGGATCAACGAACATGCCACCCGAAGCAGTGTTAATCATACCATTAGAATCAGAGCCAACTAAACCTTGAGCACCGAAAGCATGGACGGCGTTAGGTAAGACATCGAAGGCATCAGTGTAATTGAAAGGTTGGGCACCTAATAATTTGTTTAATTGGTTGTTTGCTTGTAACGAGGCACAATAGTCAACATTGGCATCGGGTTGGACAACCCATACTAATTCTTTGCAAGGATGATTTAAGTTGAGTTTGATTTTATTGGAGGACGAACCAACCGATTCATCACCTGTGAATTGGAGTTGTTCAATTAAGTATTCATGAGGGTTTTGGGCCATGCGGCGACGTTCATCGGTGTCTAAGAAAATGTAGTCAACAAAGAGCGAAGCAGCAGCTAAAGATTGTTTATAAGCTTCATTAGCTTTGGAACCACCACCACCAATATCATCAACAGCCCATAAGCATTCTTCAATGTTACGGATGTCTAAGTTAATTTTGACTTCGTGGTATTGTAAAGCAATTAATGGTAAAGCTAAACCGGGATTGCGGCAATACCAGAATTGGAGTGGGACGTATAAGGTGGTTTCAGGTAAAGCATTACGGGGGGCGCAAACTTGGCGGACACCGTCAGCAGAGCAAGGACCATCAACATCCGCAAATTCGGGATCTGTGATGTATGTTAATTGTGTGGTATTACCGATCATTTTGTAGTAACCACGTTCTTGTTCTTTCGATAAAGTTAATTGATTCCAGATGTGCATCCAGTCACCATATTGGCGGTCAATACGTTGGCCACCAATTTCAACTTCAACTTGCGCGATTAATTGTTCACCAGGGAAGTCTAACCATCTAGCATATTTACCGTGATCAGTGTTGATTTCAGGTAAGGTGATTTGTAAGTATGTGCGGTAAGCTAAGTCACCATTACGCGAGATTGTGCAAGTAACACGGCGACCGAAATCGGCTTGGCCGTTGAAAGTTTGTTCAATCGATTCCATCGCGAAGTTAGTGTGACGACGATAGGTTACTTTCCAGAAAGTAATTTGGGGATTACCAGTCAAATATACATCTTGAGCACCGTAAGCAACTAATTGCATAAGACCACCAGCCATTTTTTTATAATATTGCTAAAGAAAAAAAATTTACAAAATTAAATTTAATTATTTAATTATTTAATTAAATTTTATATTAAATTTTACTTATTTAATAATATAAATCATTTATAATGAATAAACATGCTAATACTATATTGACTGTTGATAATAAACACACAGAAATGATTAATAATTTTAAACATAACGAAGAAGTAATTTTACCTAAATTAAAAGTACAATTGTCAAAAACACAAGAATTGCTAAATAATATCAAACAAAATAATACTAAAAAAAATATTGAAAAAAAAGAATTATTAATTAGTAAGATAAATGAAATTAATAATAAAATAAAAAGTATTGAAAAAGAAAAGAATGATTATTTTTTAAATAATTCAAAATATATATTTGGATATTTTGAAGAAAAACAAAATATTTCTAATAATAATATAGAAAGTAGATCTAATTCAAAATCTGCTAAAATAAATAAGTTTTTCAATATAGTTAATGAAGACAATAATGAAGAATTGAATAAAGAAACTATAAAAAATAGTAATTACAGTAACAAGTTTTTTTATAATATTAACAATATGATTTCTAATTATGATGATTTTTGTTATGATTCGGATATTTGTAGTCATTGTAAAAAAGGAGAATTAATTTATGTAGAAACTGAAGGTACTACTATTTGCAATAATTGTTCCAAAACTATTAAATATTTAATTGAAAATGACAAACCTTCATATAAAGAACCTCCTAAAGAAGTTTGTTTTTATGCTTATAAAAGAATTAATCATCTTAGAGAAATATTGGCTCAATTTCAAGCAAAGGAGACAACCTATATACCCGATGAAGTATTTGAAAATATTAAACATCAAATTAAAAAAGAAAGAATTGAGTTAAAAGATCTTACCAATAAAAAAACAAAAGATATATTAAAAAATCTAGGGTATAATAAATTTTATGAACATATACCATATATAAAAGATAAATTAGGTATAAAACCACCAGTAATGAGTAGTGATTTAGAAGGGCAATTATGTAATTTATTTATGGAAATACAAAAACCTTATGCAAAATATTGCCCCAAAGATCGCGTGAATTTTTTAAATTATTATTATACATTATTCAAGTTATGTGAGTTGCTAAATCAGCGTAAATTTTTACCATATTTTCCTATGTTAAAAGATCGCGAAAAAAGAATAGAACAAGATCAAATATGGAAAAAAATATGTGAAGAATTAGGATGGAAATTTATTCCTACTGTATAGGGCAGGGTCATGTCCCCACACGACGTTTTTATAGAATATTTTTAGTAAAAATATTCAAACTTTATTTAAAAATAATTAAACTTTATTTAAAAATAATTAAACTTTATTTAAAAATAAATCATTATTTAATATATAAATTAATAAATAATGAGTTTAAGACCAACTTGGGATCAATATTTTAAACAACTTGTTGAAATTACTTCTACTCGTTCTTCTTGTGAGCGTTTAAATGTAGGTTGTATGTTTATTAAAGATAACAGAATTATTGCTCAAGGATATAATGGATATATTGCTGGTTGTGAACATAAAATGGTTATGAGAGATAATCATAATATTGGAACAATTCATGCTGAACAAAATGCTATTACAGATTGTGCTAAAAGAGGAGTATCAAGTGACAAATGTACAGCATATATTACACATTATCCTTGTTATAATTGTATGAAATTAATGGTGTCTTGTGGTATATGTGAAATTAAATATATAAATGATTATAAGAATGATGTTTTAGTACATGAATTAGCAAAACAAGTAAATATTAATATAGAAAAAATTTAAAAAAAAAATAATATATATTATAAATGATTTTCAAATATATTGTATTAGTATTATATTTACCATATATATATTATCTTAAAAAATCAAGTAAGAATCTTAGTGAAATTCATTATTTATTAAAAAATAAATATTGTGGTAATAAAGCATTTAGTGCTATGATTAGTATTTTATCACCTTATAGTGGTTCAATAGATCCAATTGTAGAAAATTATGATCAATATTTTACAAAATGCTATATCCAAGAAAAAAGATTCTTAAAAAATCCTTTTAATTCTATACATGCGGTTGCTATTGCTAATTTAGGTGAATTAACTTCTGGTCTATTAATGATGGACTATTTGCAATCTACTAAACAAAAAGGCATTATTACAAATATTCATATTAAATATCATAAAAAAGCTAGAGGAAAAATAACCGCAATATGTGATATAAAATCTTTAAATGAAGATATTATTAAAAGTGAAATATTTGATAATAAAAACGTATTAATATGTGAAGTTTTTTGTACATGGAATATAAAAAAAATAATTTAAAAAATTTAAAAAATTTAAAAAATTTAAAAAATTTAAAAATTCAAAAATTTAAAAATTCAAAAATTTAAAAATTCAAAAATCAAAAAATTAATTCAAAGAGTAATTTATAAACTTTGTGTAATTCTATTAATAACTTGTAATAATAAATAAAATATGGTAGAAAATAACATACTAATAAATACATTACCATATAAATTAGCATTTCCATCATTAGCAAATAACCCAGGTCCCATTTTTTTTATAAATTTTTTAAATACCGGTAATTGAAAAGCAAAATATAAAATAGATAATATAATAGGAATTTGTAATTCATTATACATCATATCTAAATTATCTATTTGTCTTTGTTGATTAATATTTTCTTGAATTAAGTGTTTTGGTGTTTGCATATTATTTATATAATCTTCATGTTTGGGTGGAGGAGGGAC